CAAACAGCTTTCTGCTTGAGCATGGATACTTGGAAATTGAGGAGCTTAGGTAAACAAAATTGCCCAGCAAGGGAGCAATCCATTGCTGCATAATCCCGAATATCGGTTAAAATCCAGAAGTGGACAAGACCGAAGCGTCAATCAAAGAAACGCTCGAACGACTGACAAGGGCTTCCCATGCGGAAGGATATACAGTCTAGTCCCATGCAATAACAAAAAAGAAACATGGGTAGAAACGAAAGCACCTCACATTTTAACCTACGGACTCGAAGGCCTTGAAGGTTTACGGGTTGGTAACAGCGATGCTCTAGAAGTTCGCGTCGGTGCTTATTACAATTACACTTGTAATGCACCGGGTTGGAACCTTAGAGTAGCATTAAGCGCATAATATGGGATTGCGCTAAGTTGGGAAACGGCAACCCCCGTTGACTTATTGTCGATGGGGGTTGTTTTTTATTATCAATTTTGAGATATTTATCATCAAGGGAACTGAAAGTGTGAAGAGCGCAGAAACTTCAAGTGACCCCGTTTTAGGTTTACTGCTCCTAAGACGGGGTTTTTTATTTGGCTTAAATAAATAATATTGTAAGCCAAGGTTGTTCTTGGAATACCACTCGCCAGGGTTCTGCCTGCCTTGTTGCTGGGGAAAGATAAAGGCAGACAAGGACAAATCATGGCAAATCGCAATTGGTTATCCAATAAAATGTATCAAATGGAAGCTTACCCAGTGTTGGTTTCCTGCACTTTTACTGTAGACAATACTGCCGGAGCAGGGATTACAAGCTTAACTGGTGGTGCAGTAAAATCTGTATACATGCATAGTCTCGCACCATCATCTTCCAATCCGAATCCAGCAGCTTCTTGTATCCAAATTCAATTACAAGATAACTATTCAAAACTTTTAGGACTGAATGTTGCATTGCAAGAACCTACAAGCGGTATTGATTTAAATGCCGTTGTATCAGGAACTCCTTATGTCATTACAACTCTTGGAACTACTACTCTTGCTCAATGGCAAGCAGTTGGTCTTCCTGCTGGAGTTGTTCCCGCAGTTGGAGTAGCTTTTGTAGCTACAGCTACTGCCGGACTTGGTGGAACTGGAAAAGTTCAAGTTTGTGTGCAATGTGATGTTGATTCCGTAGAAATTTTAGGAAATCCAAATACAACCTTGGCATTAACTAATAGCGCTGTAAATGGCGGAGCAATTTTGCAACTTATTTGCAGAAAAGCTGGTGCTCCTCAAGCATTGCCTAACGGCTCAGTTGTTAGAGTTAATATGTATTTATCTAACAGTTCTGTAACTGTTCAAGGACAATAATCTTACCAAAGGGGTTGCCCAGTAACGGGGGCAGCCCTTTTTTTAAGGAGTTTTATGGCCACTCCAAATCCTCCAAGTGCTCAACAAACTTATTTGCAGCAAGGAAATAAAGAAGTTCTTGTTTCTTGGAATATTGTTCCCGGAGCCACTTCTTATAATGTTTATAGAAACACAACTGGAATTGCTCCTACTTTGCCATCTGCTTCCATTGCTAATGTTACTGATCCAAAATACTTAGACACGACAGTATCTCCTAATATTCAATACTATTATTGGGTATCTGCATTAAATGGTGTCGATGAAAGTTCTTTAACTATCCCAACTCCAAGTTCAATTATTCCTGTTATTGCAGGAGAAATGTCTTTAGCTCAAATCAGACTTTTATCTCAACAAAAAGCTGATAGGATTAATTCAAATTTTGTTACTTTGCCCGAATGGAATAGTTTTATTAATTTAGCGGCCGATGAACTTTATGATTTGGTTACCACGGTTTTTGAAGATTACTACATGGCCGATCCTGTTTATTTTACTACTAATGGCTCCTCTCTTTCCTATCCTATTCCTGATGGTGTTTCTACTTTTCAAGATGCCTCAGGAGCCAACATAGTTCCCGCTCCTCTTTATAAACTTTGCGGAATAGACTTAGGATTAAATAATGCGCCAAATGGGTTTGTTACAGTTCAAAAGTATAACTTTATTGACCGAAACAGGTATGTATTCCCCAACACGGCCTCAACAATTTACGGTGTTTTTGGTCTCCAGTATCGGGTGGTCGGGAATAAAATACGCTTTATTCCCCAACCCTCATCTAATCAACCAATAAGACTTTGGTACATCGCTAGAAGAAGACAACTTTTAAATGAAACTGACACTACAGATGGTTTTAATGGATGGACTGATTATATTATTACTAGAGCCGCAAAATACGCTTTAGATAAAGAAGAATCAGACACATCTAAGTTAGATGCAGAAATTCTTTATTTGAAACAAAGAATTGAAGAAAGCGCTCCCAATAGAGACGCTGGTCAGCCTGATACTATCAGTGATGGAAGAATGGCTTCGGGTTTTGGGCCAGACGGAGGGGGAGGATGGCAAGGGCCCTTTGGCACTGGTTGGTGAATGGGCCATTAAACAATGTCCCAACAAGATTTTGCAAGTATTCGAGTTATTTGTGTTTTAGAAATGTTAAATTTTTCAGCTAACTGTCTATGAGAAACTTTTTCTACTTTATAAAGTTTTTTAATCTCTTTAACTTCTTCAATTGTAAGTTTGCAATTGTTGTACAGAACAGCTCTGCCCTTTTTTATTGCATCTCGATTGTTTTGTGCTGCTGTTCCAACCCACAAATGATTTGGATTTACACAAGATGGATTGTCACAAGAATGACAAACAAAATGCATGGGTGGTATTTCACCAACGCACAACTCATATGCAAATCTGTGAGCCCTTTCCATCGAATTTCCTATTTTAAATTTCCCATAACCATCTTTATCAAGGGAACCAATCCACAGCCAACAATTATCAGTTTTATTAACGTGTTTCCAAAATCTTTTCATATTGGTCCGTATAACATTAGTTGGGGAAGGGGTCAATAAAATGGCTCAATTACCTACAAAATTACAACCTGACATGCAAACTACTAAGTGGAAAAGCATTATTGATCCACTTTTAAAAAATCCAACAAACAATATTTCATTGCTTACGAATATTAAACTTCAAGTTGGAAATAATATTATTAATCACAAACTTGGAAAAAAACCCCAGGGATGGATTATTACTGATATAAATGGAAAAGCTACAATTTATAGAAGTGCTGATTTCAATGATAAAATTTTAACTTTAAATTCAAGTGCTGTAGTTACAATATCATTAGGAGTATTTTAAATGCCTCTTTCGCCTAATATGAACTTACCAATTCCGGTTCCTTCTCAAACCGGAGGCCCTCAATATGCTTTAGATGAACAATCTTGTTTTCAACAGATTGATTCTCATAATCATACTCCCGGCCAAGGAGCACAAATTCCATTAAATGCAATTAATGTAACTCAAAACTTAAACATGAGTACATTAAGCATAACAAATTTAAAATCTATACAGCTTTTAAATCAATCTGTATCACCTGGATCTTCTTCTCTTTATATGAAAGGAAATGATTTGTGGTGGGCGGATGGAACTGGAGCTTTTAATGTTCAAGTTACATCCGGAAGTGCTGTTGCTGTATCTGGAGCCGTAGGATTTTCAGGACTTCCATCAGGAACAGCAAGTGCAGCATTTTTATCTTTGACCGGAACTTTTAGATTTCAATCTGCTACCAATACCGGAGCATCTCTTGATATTGGTCCTTTAACTTTAAGAAACACAACAATTGGAAGCAATGGAATTACACTTACTCCTCCAAATCCATTGCCAGCAAACTATTCTTTAACATTACCAAATGCGCTTCCATCTACAGATTCTTTTATTGTTTCTGATAATTCTGGAGTTTTAAGTTTTCAAAGTAAATCGTTTGTTCTCCCTGCTGGAGTTATGATGATGTATGGCGGTACATCGGCTCCTAATGGATGGTTGTTTTGTGATGGCTCAATAGTATCTCAAGCCACTTATTCTGCTTTATATGCTGTTATAGGCCCCGCTTTCAATATTGGTGGTGAGGGTGCTGGAAACTTTAGATTACCTGATATGAGCAGAAGAGTTCCAATGGGGGCCGGAGGAACTGGTTCTGCTATTATTGGAAATGCGATTGGTAATAGTGGTGGTGCTGAAGGGGTTGCATTAGCAATAAATGAAATGCCTTCTCACGATCACGGTGGAAATACTGGAGATTCTACTATCAATTGGAAATACTATACTGCAACTCCCTCTAGCAATTTTGCACCTCAAGTAAGCACAAATACAACTCCAGGAAGCAGTTTATTGTTACAGGGCTCAAGTCATCATCATTCAATTACTGCACAGGGCGGAGGAAATGCGCATAACAACATTCAACCTTCTTTGGTTGTAAATTACATTATTAAATACTAATGGCACTTACCAAACAACAAATTAGCGTCAATTTTCAAAGGGGATTGGATACCAAAACTGATCCTTGGCAAGTTGCTATTGGTAATTTTTTAGAATTAGAAAATTCTGTTTTTACTAAAGGTGGTCTTCTACAAAAAAGAAATGGTTTTCAACAAATTGGTTCTATTAACGACCAAACAGTTACATCTATAACCACCTTTAATAATGAATTAACTCTTCTCGGACAAAATATCTATTCTTACAATCAACCACTTCAATCTTTTGTAAATCAAGGACCATTTTACTCTGTAGAATTTTCAAAGCTAAATTTAATAGCTGATAGTTATGACCAAATACAAGTTGACTCTGTAACCGCTCCAAACGGACTTATTTGTTGTGTTTTTTATGAGGCCTCAAGAACAACGTCAAAATGGAACTTTGTAATTATAGATAGTCTTTCTGGACAGGCAGTTACATCAATTCAAACATTAACCCCTAATGCCGGAACTATTTATGCTCAGGGATATGGAAAAACTTTTTATTTTCAAAATAAATTTATCATCATTTTTCCAGTCACGAATGGAGCAAATACAGAGCTTCAATTTATTGCGATTGATTCAACAACTTTAGTTGTTTCTCCCGCTGTAACTATTTGCACAACATATAAACCAGATAATGCAGGAACCCTAAATTCTAAAAATTGGGATGCTGCTGTTGGGCCAAATAATATCGTTATTGGATTTAATAGTTTTGCGAATACTTTTTTTGTAAATACCATATATTCCAATTTATCAGTAGGAACACCAACTCTCATTGATAATACTTTATCTGCAACCAATGTTTGTGGAACATGTGATGGAAACAATTTTTACTTTTCTTATGTTGATAACAATACTGGAAATGGAAATGTTGTTGGAATATCTTTATTATCAGGAACGCCAACAAAAACATTTAGTCCACAGCAATTTTTAACCGCATGTCCGTATGCTGTTTTAAATTTGGCAACGATAGTAAATGGAACAACTATCAATATTTTGTATGAGCTTGTAACATCTGTTTATTATTATTTTCCTTCAAGTTATCCGGCATCAACACAGGTTTCTGATCAAATTGACAAAAGAACTTGTTCTACTTCTGGAGTTCTCGGTGCCGCGCCCACATCATCATTAATTAAAGGTGCCGGACTTGCATCTAGAGCATTTCTTTTTGCTGGAGATTTTTATTTTGCTATTTGCTATAGCAAAGGAAATAATTCCACAAGCAATCCTGTAAGTACAAATCAAGGATGCTATTTCTTAGTCAACAGCTCTGGTGACATCTTAACTCAATTTGCTTACGGAAATGGCAATGGTTGGTATTATTACAATCTTCCGAATGTGTCTGTACAACAGTTTTATGGAAGTACGATAATAGGAAGCAATACAATTAATGGAATTACAAATACCGCCAACTTAAAAGTTGGACAAAAAATCATAAGCACTAGCTTTCCATTGTCTAATACCTACATCCAAAGCATTGATTCCACATCAAGCATTACTGTTTCAAGGCCAGCTACAATTACTGGCAATACCGTTGCTTATTTAAACAATGTTGAATTTCCCTATTTATATGCAAATGTCATTCAACCATTAGGATTACCAACTCCCACAAGCTCAACCGTTGCTATTTACAATTCATATGCATCAGCACTTGCTCAAATTGAATTGTTTAAAGAAAGACCCCAAAGCATAGAAACTGGAAACAATCTTAACATTTCAAGTGGGTTTTTATGGGGATATGACGGATATCAGGCAACTGAAAATAATTTTTTTGTTTATCCCGATTCTATTTATGCTGAGACTGCATTAAGTAGCTCCGGGCACATGGAAGATGACACTTATTTTTATAGAATTACATATGAGTGGACTGACAATCAGGGTAATTTGTTTAGAAGCACTCCTAGTGTTCCATTTGAACTTATAATTTACCCAAGCCATTCAATAACTGGAGACACAACAAATCTTTCTGCTGTTATTAAAAACGTATCTGATACTACCCAGTTACAAAAATATCAAAAAATTTCTGGAGCAGGAATTCCATTAGGTGCTTATGTTGTTAGCATTGATAGCAGCACTCAAATAACAATAAGTTCTCCAGCAACGGCAACGGCAGTAGGAGTTAATTTAAGTGTTACTGCGGTTTCAGCAGCAAATATTTATGTACCAACTTTAAGGCTTAGTTATAAAAACGATGTAAACATTGTAGTTTATAGATATAGCACAAAAGCTCCTGCTTATTATCAACTAGGAATAGGAAATACTAATTCTGTTTTTGTAACTAAAAACGATCCTACTGTTGATTTTGTTACTATTGTTGATAAGAGGGCAATCAATAATGATTATACTACTGGCATTTTTGGAGTTGTTGGAAACGCTTTGCTTTATACAACAGGGGGAGTTGTAGAAAATACTAGGACTCCGCCATGTTCTGCTATGACCTTGTTTGACGGAAGATTGTGGTTCATTGACTCTGAAAATTCTAATCTTTGGTATTCAAAACAAATATTTCAATCAACTCCCGTTGAAATGTCTGACCTATTTACTTATTACATAAATCCAAGTCAGATTTTTCAAAACAATTCTGGAAAACCTACTGCAATATCAGTTTTAGATGACAAGCTTATCATTTTTAAAAGAAATGAAATGCTGTATATAAATGGAATTGGGCCAGATGATACGGGTGCTAATTCTCAATATTCAGAACCCATTTTAATTACTGCCACAGTTGGATGCAGCAATCCAAACTCTATAGCCATAATTCCTCAAGGGCTTATATGTCAGAGCAATAAAGGAATTTGGTTATTGGGAAGAGATTTATCAACTTCTTATATTGGTGCTCCAGTTGAAAAGTTTACTGAAGGAGCAATTGTAGTTTCTGCTCAAACCATACCGGGAACTAATCAAGTAAGATTTTCTTTAAATAATGGAATAATGCTTGTTTATGATTATTACTATAATCAATGGGGCACATTTACTGGAATAAATAGCATCGAAACAGCAATTTATAATGGATTGCACACTGTTGTTGATAATTATGGAAGAATTGCCCAAGAAACAATAAACAATTACACGGATATTTCAAACCCTGTATTAATGAAATTTAGAACAAATTGGTTTGCTTTAGGCGGAATACAGGGATTTCAAAGAGCTTATTTCTTTTTTCTTCTTGGAAAATATTATTCTCCGCATAAACTTAATGTAGAAATTGCTTACGATTTTAATGATGGATTTACTCAAAGCGCAATTATAAACCCAGAAAATTATTCTTCTGTTTTTGGAAGTGACCCATTTTATGGTTCTAGCGAGTTTTGGGGTGGTCCATCTCAAGTAGAAAAATGGCGTGTTATGCTAACAAAGCAAAAATGTGATTCTTTGCAATTTAAATTGAGTGAAATTTATGATCCATCATATGGCACAAAAGCTGGCGCTGGATTAACCATTTCTGGAATGAATATTATTATTGGAGTGAAAAAAGGATACGGACCAATCAGTCAATTTAACACGACAAGTTAATATGAACATTAGACTACTAAATAAAAAAACAGAAATAGATACCATAAATAAATTTATGCCATTTTCAGTTTCGGCAAATGATTTGCCGGGTCATACATTTTGCGCTGTTTCCAAAGATGAAATTATTGCGCTTGCTGGATTAAGACTTATGGAAGGTGATATTTGTTGTATTGATTCAATGGCTACAAATAAAAACTTTGAAAGCACAATAAGGAATGAAGCTTTAGATTGTTTAACCAAAGAATTATTACAGTTGGCAAAAAAGTTGGGATTTAAAAAAGTATTTGCTTATACAATAGAAGATTGCATTGTGGATAGAGCATTAAAACATGGCTTTAATCTTACGGCTCAAAAAATTATTATTAAGGAGTTAAAATAATGGGATTCATAGGAAGTCTTTTTAGTGGTGGTCAAGGGGCTGGATTTCAAGCTCAACAAGCTGCAACTCCTGAGCAAGCTCAACAACTTTACCAACAACAACAAAATCAATTAGCTCAACAACAAGCTTTTACTCAAGCTTTAATGGCTCAAAGCCCTCAAGCAATTGCGACTCAACAACAGTTATTAGGTCAATTAGGAAGACAAGCTCAAGGATTGGGACCTAGCGTTGCTCAACAACAATTGGCTCAAGCAACAGGACAAAATGTAGCTCAAACCGCAGCTCTCATGGGAAGCCAAAGGGGTGCTAGAGCAAATGTTGGTTTAGTTGGCAGGCAAGCTGCATTAGCTGGAATGGGAGCTCAACAACAGGCTGCTGGACAAGCGGCAACTTTGAGAGCCCAAGAACAATTGGCTGCACAACAAGCAGCGGCCGGATTAACTGGACAGCAATTAGGGCAAATTAGCGGAGCTCAACAATTGGGACTTCAAGGAACCGCTGGAGCGCAATCTAATATTTTAAATCAAATTTCTAGACAAAATGAAATTAATGCTCAAATTGCTAGAGGCAATCAACAATTTCAAAGCCAACTTACAGGCGGTCTTATGGGAGCGGCTGCTCAAATTCCTTTCATGGCTGATGGAGGAATGGTTGAAGATAATGATGATAGCCATCATTATTGGCAAGATATCGCTAATGAATTTTCTAAAGGATTTCAGCCTCAACAAGACACAGGCGGCTATAAAGCCGGGCAAGCTATTGGAACCGCTTTAGGAAAAGGAATAAAAGGATTATTTTCTCCCTCAGTGTCGGGACAAACCACTGGCGGTTATAGTGGTGCAAATTTAGGTGTTGATACTACAATGCCAGGCGCAGTTAACCCCATGGCAACATCAGAAGATATTGGAGCCTATAAATTACCTTTTGCAAAAGGCGGTAAAGTTCCTGCTATGGTAAGCCCCGGAGAAAGGTACTTACCTCCTGCTGAAGTAAAAAAAGTAGCTCACGGAGAAAAAGAGCCATTACATGCCGGTAAAAAAATACCAGGACAAGCCAAGGTTCAAGGGGACTCTTATTCAAACGATACTGTAAAAATGACTTTAGATGAAGGGGGAATTGTAATTCCAAGAAGCGTTCTTCAATCTCCAAACCCTTCAGAAAATGCCAGAAAATTTGTTGATGCAATTTTAGCTAAACAATCTTTAAAAGGTAAAAGAAAATGAGTGATTTATATAAAGGTTTTAAAAAGGTTGCTGAAGACCAAAAGCGTGCTTTTTTAAAGCATGATAACGGTCATGAACTTCATATAGCAAAATCTGGTCTTTCTAAAAAACACTTAAGCGCCTTAGAAAAATTACCTTTATATCAAGCAGAAGGAACTCAAGATGTTCCCGAAACTCAATCTCAAGTTTCTCCTGAAGAATATCAAAAATTAGCTCAATGGTCTCAAGAACAAAAGGGTTCTGATGTGCCAGTTATTGAGCCCAAAGAAATGCCGATGGCTAAAGAAGAAAAACCCGTAGCAGAAGAAAAACCTATTGAAGAGGAAGTTTCTCAAACTCCTAGCGAAAAAGCTTTGACTCCCGGTCTTGTTCCTCAAGAAATGCCAAGACCTCAAACCCTTCAAGATGTGTTGGCCGATCCAAACGCTGCTTCTTCTCAAAAATTAATGGCCGCCAATCAATGGTTTCAAAACGTACAAAAAAAGCAGCAAGAAGCTGATCAATTATTTCAAAGCGAAATGTCAAAAGCCGCTCCTCAAATTCCCAAAATGTTAAGTGGTCAGGGATTTTTAGGTGGATTGGCTAGAGTTATGGGATTTTTAATCGGAGGGGGATCTCAAGGAGTTCTAGGATTAAAAGAAAATCCAGCCACAACAATGTTTAATGACCAAATCAATAGAGAAATCGAAGCTCAACGCTATGAAGCTGCTAAAAAGTTCAATCTTTATAAACTTCATATGAATCGCTTAGGAGATGAATCTCAAGCTGCGCTTCAAACTGGTATAAATTTAAGACAAATAGCAAATCAACAATTTGACGAAATGATGGGAAAAACTGGCTTGGGCCCTATGGCCATGCAAAATTTACAAGTTGCTAAAGCTCAAAATCAATTGGCATTGCAACAATCACAAATGGCTTTGGCTAATATGAAATTTCAAACCAAAATGCTGCAACAAGCCCAGGCAGGTGTTGGGGGACAGGATCCAGCATCTTTAGTCCCTAGAATAGTGCCAGAACATCATCAAGAAGCTGTTTATAAAGAAATTGAAAGGGCGGAAGATACAAGAAGAATGGGTGAATCAATTTTAAATTGGTTTGATAAAGCGGCACAACAACAAACTGTATTAAGAACTGGCGCTGGATTATTAAGAACATCTCCCGCTGTTTTGCAATTACATCAATCATTACAGCCTACTTTTAAAGATTTAGAAGGAACTGTAAGACAAGCAGCAATGGATAATACTTTTAAAAATCTGACACCTGCTGCCGGAGATACTGATGCTACCATCGCACAAAAAAGACAAGGCTTAATACAATATTTACAATCAAAAGCATCTGCTCCAAGAGCAAAATCTTTTGGAATTGATTTAGATAAATTTCAAAGCACTTCACCCATAAAAAACATTGAGATAAAAACTATGGGCGGAGTTAAATATCAAAAAGTTCCAGGTGGATGGATAAAGGTTAAATAATGGAAGATTTTATTCCCGATAATCAATTTGTTTCTGATGAAGTTGCGCCAGCTCAAATGGATGCAGTCAGATTACCTTCAGCAGAACAAACACAGCCTGATTTTGTTCCTGATCAAGAATTTACTTCTGATGAAGATAAATATGGAACAATGGAACAAACCTCTAAAGCCGTTCTTGAGTCTTTGGGAAGAGGTGTTGCCGGTCCTTTATTTACTGGAGCTGAAACTGCTTTAGGAGTAGAGCCGCAAGCCATTGCTGGCAGAAGAGAACAATTAGGAACTCCTGCTGATATAGCACTACAAACTACTGGATTTATAGCTCCTTCATTATTAACTGGGGGCGTTTCAACTTTAGCCAAAGCTGGATATCTTCCTGAAGCTGTTTCCTCTTTAGTAAAAGGTGCTGAATGGGCAACCACAGCAAAACAATTAGGAGTCATTGGAAATTTAGCAACAAGAGGAATTGAAGGTCAGGTTGCTAGACTTGCTGCCAAATATGGGATTGAAGGTGCTGCTTTAGCTTTATCCGACGATATTTCAAATCAGCTTATTTCTACAAACCATGAAAACGCTTCTCAAGTCGCTCAAAACATGATTGCTCATTCTTTAGCAAGCGGTATTTTTGGGGCTATCCTTGGTGCTGGAGTAGGAAAATTAAGCCCTCTTTGGACCGCTAAAGAAGGAAATCTTACTGCTCAAGCATTAGAAAATGCCAAAGCTGATGCGGGAACGGAAATTACTTCAGCCGCTCCTGAAAACATAAAAACAACTATTCCTGAAGAGGTTAAACCTCCAACAAGTTTAGAAGAAATTTCTAAAAGGGTAAAAGAAGCAAAACTTCCCAGTATTGAAGCCACACCCGTAAATAAACAAGCATTGCTTGATGCCAATTCTAGACTTGCGGAAAAAAGCAAATTTCCAGTTGTTCCATTGCAATCTGAATCTTTAGACAATGAATTAATTAGAGATAAATTTGGAATTTTTAAAGAATCTGATTTACCTGGAGCTTTAGACTATAGGAAATATGAAGCCGCTCAAAAAGCTGAAGGAATTGAAGGAATAAGAAATGTAATTAAAAATCTTTCTAAAAATCCTATTGATGATGTGGTCCGGGGCGGCAGAAAAGCATTAGATATAGTAAAAAATCAATATAGCGCCACAAAAAGTGGATTAGAAGAATTTTTTAATCAGTTTGATAATGTAGCAACAAACCCCGTAAAGTATGCCGGAGAGGTTACTGGCATTTTAGAAAATGCGATTCCTGGAATTGATGAGCATTTAACATTTGATGGAATTAATGGAAAAGTTGGTTTGGAAAAATGGCGCCCCACAATGCCATTTACTGAAGAAACTCATAAAGCAGCTCAAGCTGTAATTGATGCAATCAATGAAGAAAATTTAACTTTAGGTAAAATTAGAAACGCTAGAAATAATTTAGATCCATATATTAATTATGTTACTGGAAGCGCAAAAACAAATGCTGAAGTTTCCAAGCTTAAAAGCTCTTTAATGGATTTTATAGAAAGCGAAGCTCAAAAAATTGCACCCAATCTTAAAGTAAGAGAAAATTTTAGGGCATATGCAATTAATGAACAAAATAGGGAAGCCCTTGAAAAAATGTTAAGGGGAAAGCTTTTTGGAGAAGGCCCTCTTGAAAGACCAATAGTTGCTGAAGACGTTTTAAGAAACTTATTTGCAAACACAAACACAACCGAAGCTTTAAGAAGCATAGTCGGAGAGAAAAATTTTAATTCAATATTGGGCGATTATATGTCGCAAGCTATGAAATCGGTAACCGATATTGAAAGAAACGGATTTTCTTCTAATAAATTTTTTACGTTTCTAAAAAATAAATCTCCAGAGCTTGCGGCCGCTTTTAAAAATAATCCTGAATGGCTGCAAGAAATTAAAGATTGGAATACCATCATGCGTATTCTTCCCGATGCTCCTTCTGTAAATCCTTCGGGGACCGCTAAAACTTTGTATGAAAGATTAAAAAATGTTTTATCGCACAAGCTTTATACGCCTTCGGGTGCTATAGCCAGTACGGCAGAATATATTCAGAAATCACACCAAGATAAGCAAACTCTTAAGTTTTTAAATGATGTACTAGCTGGGAGAGTGGGCGAGGCAAAACCTGGCGCTGCTGCTATAAATAAAGTTTTGGGGTCTCAGGCTCCTACAAATCCAGCGGCATTTAAAACTCTTCTTGATTATTACAATGCTGCCGCTAAAGGGGCTCTTTTAATAAATAAGGGAGTTCATGGTCTTTTTGATGAAAATAAAATGCCTGCTATAAAAGAGGTTGAACAATCCAAGTTAGACAAGCTTGATAAAAACATAGAAAGATTTGGCAGAAATCCTAATGATATTCAAGAAATTGGTGGTCATATTGGACATTATGCTCCTGAACAAGTAGCCGCCCTTACTTTAAGCGCCATGAATGTGGCAAATTATATAAACTCTCAAAGACCACAACCTAAAATTATAGGTCCATTAAACAAGCCGATTCCTGTAACTTCGGCACAAAAAGGCTCTTATTACAGAACTTTACAAATTGCTGAAAATCCAATGATTGTTTTTAAAAGAATGAGCGATGGAACTTTGCACTCAAAAGATGTGATTGACTTTAAAAACATGTATCCAGACTTATATGGCAGCGTAGCAAAAAAAGCTTACAATCAAATGATGGAACACACTAGAGATGAAAGAATGGTTCCTTATAAAGTTAGAAAATCTTTATCTTTGTTTGCCGGACAACCTCTTGATTCAACAATGAAACCCGAAGCCATACAATCGGCTCAGGCCGTATTTCAACCACAACAACAGCCTCAACAAGAAGCTTTGCCGCAAATGGCTAAAAAAAGTTCTAGAAAATCTCAATTGCCGAGCATTACACAAACTGATCAACAACGTCGGCTACTTAAAAAATAATTTGGCTTAACTAAACAATAATTAGTAGGCCCTACAAGGCCCTAACCCACAAGGACGGTCTAAAATGTCTTCAAGAGTCTTATTACGACCACAAGTCGTTATTGATAAAGCTGCAACAAACACAAATGTTTATAGTCTTGTAACTAACTGCAACATGATATCTCTTTTATCGTATTCGATAAATTGGGAAAATGGAGTTAATGGAACAATCATCGTAGAAGCTTGCAATGATTACGTTAATCCGGTGGGTGTTCAAGACCAAAAACAAGCTACAGGCTCTTGGGTCGCCGTTCCCCTTCTTGCCCCTGTTATTCCAGCCGGATTAGCAGACACCGCATTAATTGAAGTTAAGTTAGCATCATTTGTCTATGTTCGATTGAAATTTACAGATACTTCAGGTGGAGCAAATACTGGTAAATTAAGTGCAACTATAGGCGGCAAGGTGAGCTAACATGGGTGTTTATTCAACAAGCGTTATTCCTTTAGGAATAGAAGTAAAAGCTAGTGCTTTGGATTTTCCTACAACTGGTATTGATGGACAACAGCTTGTAGCTGCTGACACAAATACAATTTATATTTACCAATCAAGTGCTCCGGCAGGTTGGAAGCCAGTTGCTAATCCTGGTGCGGCAATAGCGATTGATGGTTTAACTGGAGATGTAACGGCAACGGGCCCCGGAGTTGTGGCGGCTACCGTTGCTAAAATAGGCGGTGTGAGTGTTGTAGGAGCAACCGGAACTACTAACGTAGTTTTTAGCGACAATCCAACATTCTCAACTGGAATTACTTTAACATCTCTTACGGCTAATCAAATTTTAGCAAGTAGTCTAACTCAAGGAATAGTTTCTTTGACCACGGCTACTTACCCAAGTTTAACAGAATTAAGTTATTTAAAAGGCGTATCTAGCTCGGTTCAAACGCAATTAAATAACAAACAGCCCTATGCAGCAGTTGTAAGAATTACGAAATCGGCAAATTATAATTTATCTGCTACTGACGATTATATTGGATGCAACACTTTTGCTGGGAGTTTTACTTTAAGTTTACCTGCGGCAAACAGTGTTTCTAGTGGAAAATTATATATTGTAAAAGATGAATATGGTGCCTGCACTATAAATCCTCTTCTTATTGCACCAAACGGGGCTGACAAAATAGACGGAGTAAATGCTAGTTATAGCTTAAACGTAAATTTTGAATCGGTAACCCTGGTCTGTAATGGTGCAGACTCTTGGTTTATCATTTAAAACTAGGAGAGAATAAATGTCCTTACTAAAATCAACGGATAAACTCGTTGAAGGCTTAAATAATAAGTTCTTCACCGAGGAACGTGCTCAACAAGCATTGCAAACTGAAATCGACGGTTTGCAAAGTGGAATTAACAATGAACAATCTGCAAGACAAGC